CACTTTCCGCCTATAGCGGTAGTAAATGTAAAGTTCTCTCTACTATATTTAGAATACTTCCTAACAGCTTCAGGGTCTTCCTTTAATAACGACATAGCTTTTCTAACCCCGCCTGCTAAGCCATTATAATGTCCTTTCAAAAATTCCCAAGACGATTGGTGGTATCGACTTCTAACGTCTGTTATAGATGGACTCTCTCCAGTCTCCTTATAATACTCTCTTCTAACTTCTTTAGATAAACTGGTAGCGATTGCATCGTTTATAACCGCGAGAGGCATATCTATAGTATTTAACAATAGGTTTGCGTTGTTACCTACTATACTTCTAATGATAGAAGAACTACTCATCAATTTCATGTTCCTACCCCACTCAACAACCTTATCCATCCGTCCGGGCTGTATATCAGAAAGACCCATCTCTCTTAACATCCCCTCTATACCTACGAGTCCATGGTTTGTCTCAACCTTTATTTTAGCGGCCTGAAGACTTCTACCTGCAACATTTAAAACTGCCGCGGTAGCATTTAATGTTTTAGTTAGAGCAGCTAAATTTTCAAGACTGGGATTAGTCTTATATACGTCAATCATAGCGGAAGATAGCAACTTATATCCATATACATCGGTCGCATCAACTTTTAGATTTGGATTGCGACTACCGTCATTTCTTATAATCTCCTCAGAATTAAGAATCCGCTCAACCTGTTCCTGTAAATACTTACTATTTCCAGCGGCATCTCTTGTTTTATCATTAGTAACCCTTGTACGAACCCTCTCAGACATTACGGTTTCACCTATATGTCTGTATATGTTTTTGAAGAACGGAATCTGCTCTTTTGGCACCGTATCTAAATTTATATTCGCCGCATATTTCTCAGCCGCCTTGCCTATAGGAGGCTTTGGCGCACCGCCTTCTCCGGTTTCTAATTTCTCTACAATATTTATAGCATCTTTATGATTTCTTTTTAATACATCATAAGAGTTTATTATTCCTCGAGCTACAGCAACCTGCTCTTTTGTAGAAGGCTTTAAAATATCTTTTATATATTTACTAAATTTTGCCTTAGTTGGCTTCGAAGTAGTCTGCAAAAACTCATTGTAAGCCATTATATTAGTTATATGCTCTCTCTTCATATCAGCTACAACGACTTCTCCGTTTATCCAGTTCTTATAAGCCTTTTCAAACACAATGGCCATAGGGTCCGTCTTTGCGTGTAGCTCTTGTAACTTTTCAGCCACTTTAACATCTTTCTTTCCGAGCATATCTCTGGCCCATTGATTTAATTCAGGAGCAAAAGCTCTATTCCTCCAAGGGGTGAAATTGTTTATGCTTTTAAATTGAAAAGGGTCAAACACGGCTACATTTTTAGCATTATTCTCCATCATAGTTATAGAGTCAAAGCCTAACTCTTTTATAGCTTGACCAAATCTTTCAATCATAGTCCAATTACCGCTGGACAGTCCTTCAACAACCTTATCTTTACTCCCGAAGGAGTCAACCATTTCCTCAAAAATTCTATTACCTTCACGACTTTGTCTTAATGCATTTATGTGAGATTTCTTATTAAACTTCCAAGGATTTGTTGAATAAACAAACAGTGGATGAACATATATATCTTTAACGGGCTTTGATTTAGATGTAAATTTATCTTGAGCAACAAATTCAGCGGCCATACCAGCGCTCTTAGATGCAAAAGCCATAGGTTGATTATGGTGACTTGACGTTAATACTCGAGGCTGAATACCCTCTATACCTTTGATTGGAGAGGCGTGATAAAATACCTCCACATTTATACCGTCACGGCCAAAAGGCTCACTAAAAGCGCTTCTTTCCCAGAAAGCCCTAAATCTATTTGGAAGGTTTGATAAGCCATCTCTATTGATAACCATCTCAGATAATGTTGACTCTGACCTAAACTTACCGTGAATAATAAGCTCTTCTTTTAAATTCTTAAAACCGTCAAGAGTTCTTGAGTCAAACTTTACAGTTCCATCACTTTTTATCTCGGGATATATATTTTTAATGCCTTGAGACTGGTAGTCAATACCAGTAGACTCCTTTGGGAGTATACCTTTATCTTGCAGTTTTCTCTTATTTAAAGCAAATAAAGTAGGTATAGAGCCTTGAATTAAATTGCCAACCTCAATGGTATGTGGGACGGTGTATGTCTTATCTTTTCTCGGCTTGAACTCTAACACAGGATGACCATCTTTATATACAACGCTAATGCCGTCTCCTATAACATTTTTATCACCCTTTTTTGCCCTTTTCATTACAAATTCAACTATACTGGATACGGGGTCAGTTTTAGCAAATAATTTTACACCATCGGGAGTGTTTTTCTTGAGAGTGGCAAGGTCAAATGGGCTTTTACCATCTTTGAATAATATGTCTTTAAATTTTGGCTTTTTAAGGTTTGGAAACGCCTTAAAAACATCAGGGTTGAGCGAACCACCTTTTGGCGTAGAGGGACTATAAAACAAAGAAGAACCTTCTTTAAACGTTTTTTTAGCATGTTTTCCTATAGCCTTCATAAAAATAGCATCTACTATACTCTTACCTAAAAATCTATGACCTTCTCTCCTATCTCCAGCAGAGTAAGCATCAAATGCGTTTGCAGTATTATACATAAGGTTCTGACCCATACCATACATAAAATACATGCTACCAGCAAAAGCAACTGGCGCACCAGCGGACCCCATTAAACTCATTATTGCGACATTTGCAGGAGTAGAAACATCATCAATGGCCTCTGCTCCTCCAGCAAGAAGTTGCCACCCCTCTATAGTGGCGTCAAAAATTGTTTGCTTAAAGTCATCAGGGACAGTAGACGATGGTAGGCCTATACCTTTTTCTATAAAAGAGTCTATTATTACAGACCTAAATTCAGGAGAAAGACTTAAACCCCAGTCAACGATAGAATTTGCGACTTTAGAAAGTGCTTTACCAGTAAGAGGCTTATGCCTCCACTCATCAAACTCTTCCTTTGTCCCTAAAGTACTAACAAAACCTGTATTACTTAGTATTTTTCGAACCTCGTCTGAACTTTCTTGAAACATCTCTTTCTGCCACTTACTGAAAGATTCAGGGTCATCTTCCTTTAAAGAGTCAGACGCAATATTTTGCAATATAGGGGCAATAGAATTAGAATAAAGAGTAGACTCCATCTCTTTAAGTTTATTTGTAAAATCTTCAGCCGTGTCTGCATCAAAATCTTTTGAAAGTTCTTTTATATTTTCAGACGCAGAAAAAACATCCCTCACATCATCTTCGCTTGGGATTATAGTCTTAGCATCCTCGCTAATAGTAGCTCTCTTTGTTTTAGAAAGCATAGGCATCCACTCATTTACAAGATTATCAACCTCTTTATCTATTAGAGACATTCCTATATCGGATTCTGGTGAGACCCTGCGTGCGACCTGTTCGTCAGTTATATCGTCTGCTGGAATCGGACCCTCTGTATCTAAGTCTATTTGGGTCTCTGGTACAGTCGCATCAACTGTGGTCGCATCTGGCTGTGCGACTTCTATCTCCGGTGCGACAATAGGCTCTTCATCTAACTGCTCTAAGGTTTTTAACCTTAAACTTTCATCAGTGCCTTTTAATACCTTCTTGGCATTTCTTTTTTTCTCTTCCGTCTCATTTAGCAAGTAATCTGTCATTTCGCCTATTCGCTTATAGTTTCTACATCTATCTCATCGAAAGAAGAGTTTAGGTTTGGATACCTCTTTCTAAGTCTTTTTCTTATAGCCTCTAAAGAGTCTATCTTTTCTATTATATCCTCACCGAGAGAAGCTCTCCTACTTTCTCTTAATTCCTGAACTGCTGGAGATTCTATATTGTAATCTATAGTGGTACGAGGTTTTGTTTTCATAACAGCACCATCCCCTTCAAATTCAGTAGATGGTATATCTCTTTTTGTAAAATCTTCTCCGCTTTTTAATCCCATTTCTTCTAACTGACGAACTTCGCTCCTACCCTGAACATCTCTCCAAGTATACCCCGTTCCCTGCAACTCTTGAGAGCGGTTAAACTGAGCAACTAAAGAGTTATACTCTTTCTGGTCTTTGTCTGTCCAAATAGGTATAACATTAGCATCTCCTGTTAAAAGTTGAGATAACTTACCTAAACCCGTACCTGTTTGAATACTCTGCTTAGTCATTTTAAGCCCTGCTTGAACTTCCTCTTCTGTCATATCTTGTATCTGCAAATATCTCTCAGCAAAACCTTTGCGCTTTTCCAACGAGTTTAGTTTTGCCTTTAAGTCAGCCTCAAAACCTTTACCTAAATCCTCCGCTTTCCCTTTCTGCTCTTCAATTTTATCTGTCACAGAAGTATATTGTAGTTGTGCGCGACCTTGCTCTTTATGAGATGAGTCTGGGCCAAATAGAGACTCTATTTCACTGGTAGACGACTTAAAATTGTTCCACGTGGAATATTCCTCTGGAGGGTAAGCCTCCATCATAAATTGGTCTTTATATTCCTCTGGAGACAAAGGCTTCATCGTAGGGTCTTCGTGTAAGATAGAACGGGTATTATGAATTTGATAAGAATGATAAAACTTGTCAGGATGATTATCTGGCAATGTTTGACTTGCTTCCTTGTGAAACGTTATCTTGTTTTTCAAGGTTTGCTCTCTTGTTGTTTTCTCGTCCTTAGCAAGTTGTCTCTCTCTCTTATCTAAAGCAAGACGTTTTTTTTCTTCTTCCCTTGCCTTCTTTTGCCTCGACTGAGCAACACTAACAGCAAACTTTGCAAGTATTGGAGCTAAAAAACTCATATTATCATCCCTTATATTGTATCAAGCTATTATTATCCTAAATCCATGTTACCTAAGAAATTCCCAGCGGCGCCGGCAACATTGCCCCACATTTGATATTTAGCCGCATCTGTTTGAGCTTGAGCCTGCCTTAATGCCGCCTGATAGTCTAATCCCATACCATACCTCTGAGTATCAGATTGAAGTTGAGCTATATTAAATTGGTTTTCTAAACCTGCCAAAGCAGTCTGTCTTTGACTTGCAATACTTTGAAGTTTAGTTGCAAGTTCATCAGCACTAAGACCCGCCGTTGTTCCAAATTTAGTTAAATCAGCCAAAGACTTCATTTTAAGCAAATTGGATTGCTGAGCAACATCTGACTGCATCCTTGCGATGCCTTCTGCGCCACCAGCAAGCATTTGAGAAGTTTCCTCTGGACTCATTCCTGTTTGTGATGCAAGCTGGGCTTGAAGCGCGCGTTGAGTCGCACCGGATTGCCTTGCGACCGCCTGCTGCGCCCTTAACGTTTCTTGCTCACTTATATCTGTAGCCTCTTGCTTCCCCTGAGCTATCTCTCTTTGAACTTTTAGCCTAATATCATCGGCCTCTTTATCTTCTGGGGTTTGCGGAGGTGGAGGAGGCTCTAAATCAGTATCTTTTATCCAATCAGCATAAATGTTCTCTATTTCGGTCATATTTTTCCCGCCCCATTCAGGTCGACCTTTACTTTTAGTATATTCGTTGAATTTTGCTGAAAAATGAGGGTCTAATTGTGCAGAGTATCCATCAACGACAGACAACCTTCTATATCTCACGGTTCCATCAGGAAACTTATATTGAATTAAAGAACCGGAATTTGTATATTGCTCCCATGCGCTACCCCTTGTTTGAATTTGCGCACCTCTTGTAGCTATGCCCGTTAGAGGGTCTGTAACAAATTGAGTCCAATTACCGCGCGCAACATTGCCACCATGGTCATTTGGATGCCATTTATGCGCCCAAGCCCCTTCATCGTATTTATTCGTAGTCATTCCATAAAGAGAATATGCACTTGTATCACCCTTATAGTGCGCCGTCAGAGCATCGTGACTCATGTGACTACCATCAACCATATAATCTTGATACCTCTCTGACGGTTTTGTGCTATTTTCGCTAAACCAATTATCTAACCATGTCTCTGCCATATTTAACTCCTATCTTTCTTAGAATTTTTCTCTAAATTTAATACTTTCTTCTCTAACATTCTATACTTACTATCTAAATCTTTTAACTCTCTGCTTGAATATGTAACGCAATACTTCCACTCTATACCGTTGTGTATAGCTAAAACATCCTTACCTTTAGAGTTTTTTCCAAATACAATATCACCTTTATTTCCATTTTTTTCAGAATCCATAGAGTTAGCATCATCTGTCTTCACTGCAGACAAAGGGTCTGCGTGAGAATACAGCTCTTCTACTGACTCTTTTATATCAAAGGAAAATGGCTCAGGTCTTGAAAATGTATTTGAATTATTTTTTGTCATTATACCAACCTTCTATAGTCATATCCTCTATCTTAAAGGCATCATCTGTGCCTCCAGCATTATCGCTCTCAATTTTAAACGATATACTTTGACACTCTCTATTTATATTTATCTTTCTATTTTTCAAAATACTGTTAACAGGAAGCTCTTTTTTACCATCTAAAACACCGTCGATATAAATATATATGGTCATACCCACGTTAGACAGGTAAGTAATCATTAAACTTTTAACATACTTTGACATGTTTGGCTCATTAAATATGAACTCCTTTGTGTGCATAACTAACTTGGTATTATCTCGTATATTATCCCCTGCGGTGGAATAAGAATAAAGAGCCTGATTATAGTCGAGCTTTTTACATGAGACCTCGGTTATAGTACCGTCATAGTCAGAATCGGGTAAAAGATAGAGACCATATGTCGAAGTTAACCCAGATACAAGGGTGAACTCATAAGTCATAGCAACCCCCGCATAAATATAACCCCTCTGAGCCTCTGTTGTTGGCGTACCACCAACAAATACTGTACACCTCTTGCCAGCGGTTCCAGCTGCCGACGTTGTGACTGAAACCCTGTAATAAGCACCCGTATCAGTAGCTATAGCAGGAGTATCATCTCTTGTGTATACCGTAGAGCCAGCAGAGTGAGATAAATCCCCACCAGAAAGAGTCCAGTTTGTACCTACACCCCAACCAGCAAACGTCGTTGGATTAGAAGCGCTCTCAGAATCAGACAGAGTAGCTGTTTCTTTAATATAAAATAAATCATTGTCACCGCCATATAAAAGATTTGTTATAGAGGAGCCAGAGGTGTAGTTAACTTTTACCCATCCACCGTTGCCTATATTAAATACCCACATGTGGTCCCCAAAAGCAGTTGTGTCTGGAATGAATACAATTTCATTGTTTTTAGCCGAGAATCCCATAGTAGGGTTCCTGAAAGACGTATTTCTGTATGTTTCTTTGATAGGTAAAGTTATTTCTTCCTTAGATGGCAATACAAATATACCATTTCTATTAGCAACAACAACACCTACAGATGTTCTCACAACACACGAAGCCCAATCGGCGCCAGCTCCTAATATTCTTGCTTGCTCAGCGAATCCAGCCGCCGGATTTAAGATGTAAGAACTATTGTTTTTAATGCAATAAATAGAACCATTGAAAGATTTAATAGACACGATTCCGCCCGGCTCAGAAACTCCTATCATCTTGCTCCTAAAAAACCCAAACTCATCAACAGCCATAGGCGTTGACCACATTATTCTATTTCTCTCTCTAAACGTTTGACCTTTATCGTCTAATGTATCTATATTTCCTATAACCGCAACACCGTTTATTATATCGGAAGCCTTATAGCGTATATCCCTAACCCTGTGTCCCGCAGTTCTTCCTGTTTTTGACTGATAGGTAGGCCCTCTCGTTCCATCGAAAGGCATATACATTGTTGTAATCGCATCAGTTCTTTTGAAACAAGATTTAATTCTATAACTATGATGCGTTTTGGGATTACTATTCCACTCAGTTGCACCGCCTCCAACATCAGGCTCATAAGAAGGCTCCATTCCGGGAAACGGAGTTGATATAGAATTATATCCTGCATGATTCATTAGCCAACTATCACCTATAACTATACAGTCTTTGACAACAGATACATTTCCGGGTATAGCCTTGTAAGATGAATCTATGACGAGGCTTTTACCTGAGTCTGCAGTATATTTTATCCTATAAACGCCATAATAGTCATCAGGGTAAGAGTCTTTACTCGTAGATAAGGTCTTAACTATATTTATATAACTACCATACCCATTGTGATGGCCTAACTCTTGCCAATTCCCAAATAAGTTACTCTGAGCTGTTGTCATTGTTATTTTATTATTAGCAGGGTCAAATGTCAGGTTATCGAGGTCTGCATGTTGAAATTTTGTAAACGCACCAAAACCAATCTCCGTATTTGTTCCGGGTTCCGTGCCATCCATGATAGCAGGATGTCCACATGTTATCAATGCTCTTAGCGCACTAAAACTTGAAATATTAAGAAATTGGTCTTTTTGATTGTAAGTCGCACCGGGAGTAGCACCGGGAGCTATTATAGTAATAGTGTCAGAGCAAAAATAATTATCAACATCAGACCTGCTTGTTGGAAGCGGTATAATAGACCAAGGCATTAAAGAGTCAGCATCGTCGTGAATCTCGAGCCAAGGATATGTCTCTGTACCAGTTAAGGCTACATTATATGTATTAGAGCGATGAAAAGGACATGACATCCAAGCGCCTAAATCTGTAGTATAAGGACTTTCAGGAGAGCCGGGATTTACCCCTAACTCATCGCTGTCCGGATGAGTGACAATACCAAGTCCTGTTAATATCTGTTTGTCAGAAAAACTCACTATATATTAGACCAGCCTTTCTCAATATCAAAGTAGTTCACTAAATAATAATCAACCTCGTTTTTAGGCTTCCAGTATAGGTTGAAACCAGTAATTCTTTTATTTAAGCCATCAACATTTACGCCATCAACACTTGAACCCACAGTGGTGTCTCCAAAATATTTTGCACCCATACTTGTTGTAGCCTCATCTCCTGCGGTAACACCGCTGGCTATATAAGCAGTACAATAGTCGTTTATTGGGTTCTGTTGGCTAATAGCAACATTACTACTAACTACAGGCTCATTATTGATTGCGGCAACAATATCTTCAAAAGCAATAGCGTTAGAACTCTTCTTCGTGCATACGACATTTAATCGTAGATAATGAGCCTCACTACTATTCACAACCTGTTTGCTCACAACGATTGTCGATGTACCTGAGCCTGTGGCAGAATAAGTTATATTCAACACTAACCTCATATTAGCAAGAGAGCCTAAAGATTTGGCCGCTTCTACGTAAAATTTGGTACCGCTCTGCACGTAATCTATTCTCGAGCTTGTGTTGTTACCAGTGCATAAAACTACATTTATTGCCCTTGCACTTTGGTTTTGGTCTACGTGATATATTTCTAAACCATCATCACCGCTACCACTTCCAGTTGGAAGTAAATCTATAGGAGTAGTGCCGTCAACACCTCTGTGAACTCCATAAACACAATACGCATTAGAACTTGAATGGTCTGCGATACTTGTTATACACATTACTTCCGACCCTGCTTTTATATAATCTCCAACAGAAAGAGTTTGATGCGCTCCAGCGGAGCCATCAGTTAAAGAAGATATATGTATTAAAGTGTTCTCCCTTGAATCAACAGGGCTATTCGTACTCGCATATCCAACAACTTTCGCAACAAGTTCATCTTGGCTTGCATCTAAGTATGTTACAGGAGCCTCTAATACCTCTGGAGGTGTTATAGTAGTAAATCCTGAAACGCCTATAATTCCATTATCATTTCTTGATAACTCACTTTCAGAAGAACCATCATAAACAAAGGTGGCAGCCCAAACATCATTCATATCAAATGTGTCTTTCATCATAGCATCAGGATATAAAACATGTTCTTGGAAAGTTCCGGCTCCCAAATCTTGACTTGTTGAAAACTCTTTAGGGTCATACACATATAAACCTATCTCTCCAGCATTTTTTACTTTATATGTAGGGTCACCCCATCCGTCCATCTTAATTAATGTGGGAGCAGGGATAGACTGATTCATCATTTCCCAAGAATTTTTAGTATAGGCGCTTATCGGTCGAGAAGCAATACTGTTTGGCGCCCTTCCATAACTAAGAGAGTCGCCATATCTCGAACCTTTTATAAAACCAAACCATTGATTTTTATTTTCTAAATTATTAAAATTACCATCCGCTATCCTTATTGCTCCTGCTATATTGTAAGTATTTATATATGGAGTACTATTTATATCCCAATTTGCAATCTTTACGTCCGATACAGGTGCAGTAGTTTTTGTTAATACACCCCCAAACCTGCCTCCAAACCCTGTGCTTTTTACAACATCAGAGGTGTTTAAAAGAATCATATCAGTCAATACGTGTTGAACAATAGCGCTGTAGTTATTATTTAAAGTTGCGGGAGACGAAGCACTTCCAACAGTATATGTTATCGTATCTCCTGCTGTGAGGCCAAAGCCAACAAAATCTCCACCAAACCATAAAATCATATCATTAGTGTCCGCGAGACCTAATGTCGCCTTAACATCAGTTGCAGAGAGAAAAGAAAACCCACTTGAAGGTGAGGGAGAATTTATGGATATAGACTCAGACTGTGCGCTCCCAAGGCCAACCATCATTAAGGCCTTTTCTCCAGAAACTTTAGAGGTTGTGGTATTTGTATAATTAGAAGTTATATCAGAAGCTATATCACACGGCATAACCCCGTAAACGTTCGGGGAGTAAGATTGAGCATTTCTTATTTCATATCTATTACTTGTTAAGGAAAATGCAGCAGTTTTTGGAGTACCAGCATTTTCGAAATGAGGTAAATATATAACAATAGAAGTAGTAGATATAACCTCTAAAACCTTATAGAAACCAACTATAGTTTCTTCCTCTGCGACAGTCGCACCAGTCGCATTAAATATCTCACAATAATCCCCAACAGAAAAAGATATAGCAGAAGCCATAACAAGTGTCGCATCTCTTCCTAAAGAGCAATTTTTATTTCTTTGACCAGAGTCAGAGGCTGAATAACTTGCAATAGACGTTATAACAGCGCTTATACTTAACGACTCTCCAAAACCATATTCTGTATGAATTACGCTTAAACCATTGCCAGTAAATGTACCTATCGAATATAAACTATCACCAGTTGATGCAGATATTTGTTTATCCGACTGAGGCCTCTTTACTACTCCGGGTAGACGTAGTTCTGCGTTAGATATTTCTTGATATTGAGTATCACTTAAGTCTCTTGTTGAAAAATAGTCAACCTGACCTCCTGAAAAATTAGATATTGACTTTTTAAAAGGAGTTGCCATTAATAATCCTTATGTGGAGTTTGGAAAACTTCATCAGAAACATAATGAGAGGTTACGGCCTCCTCTTTTGCAGCCAACCATTCGGATAAATGTAATTGATATGCATCTGGATTTAACCTCTTAATTATATTTGCTGTAGCATACTTGACCATAGCATCGTGAAAATCGCTCCTAATTAAAGGAGTATCATTATCTTCAGATAAAGTTGTTGGAGTATAAACATAATGCACCCGTATCCCTGCGCTTAATGCGGTCTCAGGTGTAGGGTATACTCCTATTACTTTACCAAAAGTATAGTAATATTTAGTTGGTGGTGTCTCAAAAGGGTATAATGTAGGCATTATGTTGTATCCAATTCTAATATATCATCGTAATCAATATACTTCATCTTCTTACCATCATAATCAACTCTTAAAAGTTGAACTAAATCAGAAGGCATATCATATCTTTCTTGATTAGCGACAATGTTTGCGGTTGCTGTTTTCCTAAGCAAAAGTCCACTTCTATTTAACTTTGCTTGAGCTTCATTAAGATAGTGATTTATTTCAGAATCCGGCACTTGCTCTCTATTTGGATTCCCTAAAGCCATCCTAACTAAACTCCTCATTTCTTTTAAAGTCATGTATATCTCCTACTTTGGAAGCTCGAAAGTAGCTTCGTCCTTTAGTCCATACATTTGATTTATAGACTGTAATCCTTGTTCATATTCTTGCATATATACTATAGCCTCTTGGTCTTTACCTAACTGCCTAAGTGCGTTAAAAACTGCATAAAGAACTACATATTTATGCAACGAATCTGGTAGTGTACATGCGCTGGTTATAGTTGTTTGAGGCTTTCTTATATATATCAACCTCATTCCGTCAGTCGCGTGTTGATACACCGTTTGAGATATTTCTATCTTACCAGCATATATTGAGTAAAATTTATCCAAAACAGGCGCTGTTGTGCCGGCCTTATAAAAACCATGAACGCCGTTCCTTATATCTTCCAGCAAATCATAAGGCACTTTTTCTGCTCTTGATATAGTGTCATCAGCAACAGTTGAGTCAAAAGTAAGCTCTAAAGGCCTTAAAAACTCAGAAGGTAGGTTAACTTGAGTTGTCGCACTTGAAGTGTTTAATTCATCCCTTTTTATCATTGTGCTGGAGCTATCTGAAGTAAAAACCTCATTAACAACCTTATTTGCAATATCTAACTGGCCTTCCTTGACCCACTCAAGCATATCAGAGAAATAAGGGGGTTCATCTGTAGTGTTGGATGAAGATATAGTATATTGCCCCGATGTGTTCTCCGTCACAACTTCAACTCTTCTTGCACCAGTTATAGTTATAGTCGCACCATCAGCAGTCGCACTGATATTTGAATCGTCGGAAAACACAGCGTTAATCAAATTAGTTATGTTGGTCGCAACGGTCGCAGCAGTTCCACTTTGCTGATAGTCTGCCTCATTATAGGCCGCAGAACTATTACATGTTAGCACTACGTCATTCACAGACAGGCTGTCAGCGATATTTGCATTAGTGCTACATACTATCGTATGCTCACCCATCTCTAAACCTAATTTTCTTCTGGCTTGAGTTGCCAGTTCTACTAATGTAGCCATAATTCCCCTTGAATAAGGAGCGGCGTTACACCGCTCCTTATAGTTATACCGTTAAGATTATGTTAACGATGTAGTATAGTTGATAACTTCTTGTACTGCGAAGTCAGTAGAATTAAACGCAGTTTTAGCCATCTCATAAATGATAGAGGCTGAAATGCTTAGTTTATTTCCACGGTCAACTGTTTCTTCGTGCCATTGATGGTCGCCACCAAAAGCAACAACACCAGCTTGAGCGCCTAACAATAAGTTTCTGTTAGCATTAACGCTGTTAACAGTAACTTTTTGTATTAAGTCATGCTCGTGAATAACAACGCCATCCCACATACCTAACATTCCTGTGAATAAAGGATTGTCGATACCTCTTGGCATAGCATATTGTTGAGCTGACTGCCATTCAGAGTTATTCTTCAACTCATGCGCAGTCTCAGGGTGAACAAGTAAAAGATAATAATCTTTACCGCTCACTCTGATAGGTCTAAACTTAGGGTTAACTAATTTAGCCCTTGCCACAGCTCTACTAATTAAAGCAGGTGTGATAACGTCAGCAGACGCTAAAGCACTCGCTGGAGTAGTAGTTTTAATAGTGCCATTGTCGTTCCAGATTGTATAATCTAAATCTGAAAACGCATAAGTAGCGCTATTTACACCGTTAGTTAAAGTACCAGTAGCACCTGATAGAGTATCAATTAAATCTTTTTCCATAGTTTCTGCAAACCATACTTTTAAAGATTCAAGAGCTTCAACTCTAAAGTCAATAAGTACTTTTTTGTCAGCCATTTTACCTTTACTCAAAACACCTTGACGTAATTGGTCAAGAGTAACTGTTTGAGTATAAGTGTCAATAGCTACTTCGTTACCGGCTAACGTGTTATCACCAGTAACTCCGCTACCATCGATTTTCATTTTCAAACCAAAAGTAACGTCTTTTCCTCGCGCACCGGCGAGGTCGGTTAATACGTGAATTGCTGCATTACTACCACCAAAGAAACGAGACATATATGTATCGGCTTTAGCCTGAGTAAACAACTCTTTACGCCATCTGGAGACTTCCAGACTCGAGTTCCATAATACTTCACTCATTTTTTATTCTCCTTTTCTTATTATAGTGGAGCTACATACTCAACAAAAACCTTCATCGCACCTTGCGTCATATTGTTTGTTGCTGAGATTACTATGTAACTATCAGTTGTACAGTTATGTCCTGTGAAATTATTGCTTGCATGTAATGTTCTACCACCGGTATAAACACCAGCAGTATGATTATTTACAGCAGCGTCAGCTGCGAGGCCATCTAAATCACCATCTGTTCCTGCTGTACCACTTACGTCTGATATTCCTAAATCGAAACCATCATTAAAAGCAGATGTTACAACGCAAGTAACATTAGTGACTATAGAACCCACAGGTATTTTTCCAAGGACGTATGTGTTTGCAGCTGTCGGGAAATCTGAATAATCCAAGTCCACAGCGAATACGTTGACCTTACCAACTTCATCGTTAGTAGTGTTCATCTTAATCGCAGAACCCGGATTCACATTATCGGCAGCCATTAAACTTACATTTGCCATTTTTTATTCTCCTTGTTAAAGTCCAAGTAGTTCATTTCGTTTTTCTTCAGGTAACTTAGCCCAGTCATCATTACTAAGATTGTCGTAGTCAACTTCTTGTTGTGTGGAATTTACATTCCCAAGATTAGGCTTAACTTTCTTTGCCTCTTCGACAGCTTCAATCGTTTTAGTTTTGCTTTCCAAGGTTGGTTCTTTTTTTCCTGAAGAACTATTTTCAGTGAAAAAACTATAATCTCCTGACTTGAGTCCGTGTACGTTCTCAAGGTAGTTGGTTATAGAATTATGATTTGTTGCGTCACCTAAGGCAATACCCTTTGACGCTCCAAATTGGACTAACTCCACAATAGCCTGCTCAGAATACTCTGGATGACGTTTGATGAAATTCTCTTTAGCAGTTTCAGCGGCGTTTGTTTGACGCTCTTCTTCTGCTATAGCTTTCGTCTCACTTTTATATCTCTCGATTTCTTTTTGAGCTATGTCTTGCGCCATAGTCATCATTCCTTCTTGAGTATATATGTCATAGTCCTTGCTTTCGGTCGGAGCAGAAGCCGTCTCTTTTTCCGCAGTTTTCGCTTCTGTAGTATTACCTGTCTGTATTTTCGCTTCAAGCTCTGTAATCCTCTGCTTGTATCCGCCTATTTGCTCGGCCTGCTTACCAGAGAAAGATGATAGATTCTCATAGTCTTTAACCATTCTTGTCTCCATATCTTCCTTACTGTATGTAGTGCCATTGATGTCCCACTGTTGAGAACTGTCCTCTGATGTTTTAACTTCCTCTGAAGCCTCCTCGTTTGTAGTAGAACTTGCAACTTCTTCTACATCTTCGGTGCTAACTTCTTCAGAAGCCTCTACAGCATCGGCCTCTTCCTGTGGTTTGTAATCCGCATTAAGGTCTTCTTCTGTAAGGTGAGAATAAATACTTTCACTCTCATTAGTTGTAGGTTGTTCATAACCTTCAACGACCTTCTGTTCTTCCTTAATTTCTTTTATTTCATTAGTTCCAGCCATTATAGCCTCCTATACTTTACCTTTCGGTCCTGAGTATTATTGTCCATGGCTATCCTTGTGCCTCTTCACCTTCACCGGCAATGGCTTGCATTGCAGAAAGTTGTTCTTGTTCTACAAGAGTAGATAAGATTTCTTCCTTACCGGGAAAGTCAGACATGTCTATAATAGCCTTCACTATTGTCATCACAGCCATCGGAGGTAGAGCTTGTGCGTACTGCAATAACTCTTTCGCCGACTGCGTTGATGCAATTCTTGCTGTTGGTGATGACTCACCATCATCTATGATTATATCATAGTTAATATCATAAAATTTTGTTACAAGCTCCATAGTCGCTTGGTCTAAATATTCTGGCTTAGCTCTATGGACTATACCTATAGCTCTTTTAATTTTTTGAGGGTCATAATATTGTTGCACATTAGAAAGAACTTGACTTAAAACCATTTGCTTAGCAGTATTTAAATTATCAAAAAGTTCTTGCAAAGATGTCAAACCTTGTTGTATACGTGTTTGAGCCGCAACTCCACTTTCCCTTGAGTTTGTCGGAATACCTATCAGGCTATCATTAATACCACTAATTTCTTTAGCATCATTCATAGATGATTGCTCTAACCACTGGTAATGCCCTAAAATACCGATATAATTGGCCGCTGAAGGCTGTATCTTATCTTTTAGCTGTCCACGTACGCCAACCCAAGAACCCGGCGTAGAAAGGCCTTTTACCATCTCAGGGTCAACTGCACCCATTTGAAAGAATCCGCCACCTTTAGGTGCGCGATTCAAAATATCGGTAAACTGACTATGCCTTTTATTCTTTTCATCTTGTGGGTCCATAAGGTTTCTAATAATACCAAAGTTCTCAACCTGCTCACCAGTATCCTCTAAATAGGCATATACAGGTACTAATGGAAACTGACCATGCTTGTGTGGCATTAGTTCTTCTTTTTGTATCATAAAGTCACCAGAAAATGTATCCATATATATCTTAGATACAGGCATCTTAAATGCGGTAAACCTATCCAGCATCTCAGTTTTTTTGGCAATCTTATTTAGTTTTTTAGCCTGAAGCATTGCATCTTTTTTATTCTTAGCTGGGAATGAAATTCCCTCTGTGTTCACTACAAACCACTCATCTTCTGTCCTTCTTGTATACAGCTCTACAATCTTAGCTCTTCTTTTTTCAGTATCAACAAAAGATGTGAAGTCATATACATTGTTTGTCGTAGGATAGTCGTTTTCGTACTCATTATGCATAGCAGGTCTTCTGCTGTCAGCCGAAAAGTTTAAAGCGTTAGCTATTTCTTTGTAGCTCATTTTCCCAAATATATCAGGATATGTCTTCTGTAACTGAGGAATAGATAGCCATTTTTGTCTTGATAAAAATGTAGCATCAGACATATCTTTTTCTTTTGAGTCAGGGTCTTTATATACATTAAAAACATTTTCGTTTCTAACTCTATTAGACATTACTACTTCACCAGCTTTATGTTGTAACCCTACATCAATCCAAGCACGGCCACATTGTATTGCGGTTTTAAAAGCTCTTGAAAAAACCTTCTGAAGTTGTTTATTGTGGTCTTCATATTTAAGCATAGCAGTTGCAACCATAGCAAGTTTGTCATCCTCTGCTCCAACGGGGATGGCTCTAAATCCACTTCTTATTTGTTGCTCTAAACCTGTAACTGTATTTACTTTGGAGAAAATGAAATTGAAAGTTAAAGGGGGCCTCCCTTCAGATTCCAACTGCTGTCTTTCTAACTCGCTCCATTGACCTGTACCTGTATAGTAACCCATAGCTTTCTGGAAGTTATCCATATCAACTCTGTTACCATACTCTAAGTGAGAGTATATCTCTAAAACCTCAGCCAGTCTCTGCTCTTCAGAGCTACCGGTTGATGATTTATAATTATCGTTTAAGCTCGCTGCTTCAGATGGCATTATTCTGCCTCATCTTTTATAGGTGTATCACCTCTAACCCAGCCAGATATATTATAGTCATCCATAGTATCAAGCTCCTCAACGTACTCTTCGTCGTGAGGGATACCAGCATGTTTAGCTAAATCCTTGTATCTCTTGGAGTTAGCCTTGTTCCAGTTGGAACCAAGCTCTCTGCTCAAACTAATCATATCCTGTTCTAACTTATTTGGTACTGACATAACAACTCCTTAATCGCATCCAACTCCGGGATACTTAACTGTACCGCCTTTTCTATATGTGTTGGATGCATGTTTTACTTTCTTACGTTTTCCGGTTTCAGGGTTCTTAGCTATATTGCCACCTTTTCGAGCTAAACCATGCTGTCTGACCGGTTTTAGCTTTTTAGTGGCCTCTTTGTCGTTATTTATTTCTTCGAGCTTCTTGCGGTGTTTTTTAGCAGATTCTTTATTTACTATAAACTCACCGCCCTCAACCTCGATAGCTTCTTTAGAACCTTTGACTTTGGCTTTTACACCACCCTCTTCATGAGATGGACCGCCAATTATACCGCCACGCTGATACTTTTTAGTACCCTCGTTATCATATAATTGGTCGGTCTTTAAAGTTCTAATGTCGCCACCGTAACGATACTCTTTAGCCTTCTTTATTATTCTTTTCATTTATCCCATTCCCGGAAACTTAGACTTACTATTAGGGCGTTTATTTACACCTGAATAAGAAATAGCTCCGCCTTTTCTATAGACTTTAGATTTCTTCTTCTTCTTGTCGCCCTTCATAGTAGAAACCTCTAAATTACTATTCCAATTTGTCTCAGCCATTAAGGTTTCTTCTTAACGCCATGTATATCTATACTTGCCGCTGCACTCTCTGCTGGTTTCTTCTTAACGCCATGTATATCTATACTTACCGCCGCACTCTCTGCTGATTTCTTCTCACCGCCATATCTTTTCTCCCAAGCAATTCTGGCGTCCATTTCAGTCTTATATTGACCTTTGGTGTCTTTCAGAAACGTAGCTAAAGATACACTGCCCTTATCTTCTTTCTTTTTCTCTTCTTCTCTATCAACAACAAATAGGTTTTTAACAGTACTTTTAACAGCATTGTTTGAAGATGTACTTTTACTTTTCGTATCAGTAACTTTCTTAGAAGGTGCCTTTGTTTTTTTAGTATAGCTAAACATAGAGTCTTTCATTTTATAACTTTTGCCAGTTGTTCCCCATTTCATTCCGAAAGGTGAACGGTGTTCGCCTATAAATTTTTTATAGGCTTTTCTAACTTTACTCATCTCATTTTCTCCTTTATACCAACTTCCAGCTATCTTTGTTATTTTTATTTGACAGCCATTCAGGCGGTATGTTGCGAGGAAGTCTCATGCCAGACTCCTCAAAGTGGTTAATCGCGTAACGAAGACAATCCATTGCATGGTCTCCCACTTTACGCGGTTCTTCTTTACTATTCAAGGATACCTTGAAATCTTCCCATCTATAATCTGTAATCTCTTCGATAAAAGGGTCTAACGCCGGTTTATTAAATACAAACAAACGTGGCTTATTCAAAACGGGGTCAACCTTTATGTACTGAGCCACTCTATCGATACCTGCCTGCTTATCGTTATCAGCCCTCTCGAAGAATATACCATAATCTTCGTACTGAGCTGCGATGCTTACATCGTTAGACATTCCACCGCGAACATGGAATATAGATGGGTCTGCTAACCATCGAGTTATATGGTCTTGTCTTACTTTTAACCATATTTGCTCAGCGTGATAATCTATCCACTGATTAGCTTCATAATGACAATCATATATATAAATATCTCCATCACCATCTGTGGCGAAAAATAATACTGCCGTAGGATTTCTGTGACCGTGGTCCAGTACAACATATCTGTTCCACCATCTCGGTATTTCGAATGAATCAATGATATGCGTCTGCTCATCGAACTCACTCCATACAAGACCCTCGTAATTATCCCAAGAGCCGTAGACGTAACGGCGAACCCATCGCTCTGGTTGGGACAGACGGTCAACTATATAGTCCCAAGGTAAATACGGATTATCGCAATTAAGAGGAGTGACTTCTTTTTGGGATTTTGGTGGAGGCGTGTCTTCGCGCCAAATTTGACCTTGAACGCACTTATAGTCTTTTCTCCCGCCCTTATTAATCCAACGTTTCCATACCCAACTATGACCGTTTGGGTTCGCTGTTGCGAAACTTCTACGTGATGCGTTTTTACGTCTCATCTGACCTATGCACGCAATCCACACATTTTCTGTTATTTCTTCTATCTGGTCTACCATCACTGCACCAAGGTTCATTGATTTAACCTTTTGCATAGCCTCTCTGCTCTCATCCAATTGCATATAAAATATTTTAGAATTATTCAAAAAAGTTATACTTTGCTCTTGTTTATCGTGACGCTTAATCAGCTTAGGGTCTACAAGGTCGAAAAATGATACTAGAGTCGATTTTTTTAAAGCCCCTAAGGTCTTCCTACCTAATAGCACAACATTGTTTTTAAAGGACATTGCTTCTACCATTGCTTGAATCATCAACCAATCGGTTTTTCCCCAGCCGAGTGAGCCGGCAGCTAATACATGCTTTTCCCTTGAATCCATTAACATCTTTTGAGATTCTAAGGCTTGTGACGGATTTCCGTCTGCATCTTTAAAGCCTATGTATATGTCCATAAAAAAGCCCTTTTTGGTAAAAAATTTTTTATCGCACTCTATAGAACGGGTGGTGCGACCTCGGGTGGCCTACCCCCCCCCATTACATTTTTCCTTAGAAAAATGTAGTTATAACTAATCCGACGGCGGTCGCACGCTTCATTGTATCTTTGATACAATGCCTGCAATGTCGTCGGGAGTCTTCGACTCTTTGCTAACATTGTTACTTGTTTTAATTTCTTTACTTATCTTGTTGGCGGTGCTAACATCGTAAGCATTGACACCATTGCCGAAGTTAATGTTAATGTCTACATCTGCCTGTACTCTGCCACGGTCTGCATAGCGGTCACGGTTTAGGCTTTTAAGCCTAAAGATACGCTCGGTTATACTTGAAGGCTTTAGCGCATTCTCCGTGCTAACACGCTCCAAGGCCATGAGTTCGACGGCATCATTGATTTTACGAGCTAAATCATAACATTTTTTAAATGTTTTGTCGGTTTTCAAAGCCACGGCGATATCAACGTTGTCAATGCCGTCAATATTGCCTAATTGCGCACTGTTAACGTAGTTAACCAGTACGTCACGCTTCCATCCATCTAAGCCATCAAAGATGGCGTAATCTCTTTTTGGCAATGTTTTAAAGGTGTTAGCATATACAATATCGGTACCTTTTTTGTCGGTAAAGTCGT